TACTTCTTTCTCTCCGAAAGAGCTTAAAACGCCGTTCCAATTACCTAAAGGGGCTAATCGTAATGATTAAAGAAGAAAAGCACAGAATTCTGCCAGCATTAGATCGTGCACACGAAGAAGCGTTACGTCAGGGAATTATTTCAGACTTGGACGCAGCTGGTATGGCTATGGCGTTTACTCTAGCTGGTGTTTTAGACGGTGGAACACTTAAACCTATTGAAGAAGTTAAGTATATGGCGCAACTGCAACAGATTTTAGATAAGTATGGGCTTAGCTTGTTTGGTCGTAAAGAGAAACCTGAATTAGAAGTTGGTGAAGACCCACTTGAAGCATTACGGCAACTCAGAACCGAGACTACAGACCACACCAATAGCCAGCCAAACTAAAGGTCACGAAGTTGTTGAGTTTGCTAAACAGATTGGTATGCCTTTACTGCCGTGGCAAGAAAACGTCATACTTGAAACAAGCAAAATAAAAGAAGACGGCTCATTTCAACATAAAACAAACTTAATTATTGCAGCTAGACAAAATGGTAAAACACATTTACTACGTATGCGTATCCTTGCAGGGCTTTACTTATGGGACGAAAAACTACAAGTAGCAACAGCACAAAACAGAGACTTATCACTTGAAACATTTAGACAGGTTATAGAAGTTGTAGATAATTTTGATTGGCTTAGACGTAAAGTTAAACACATAACAAGAGCTAATGGTCGAGAAGAAATAGAAATTAAAGGATCAGGTTGTAGATATAAAATTATTGCACCAACAGCAGGCGCAGCTAGAGGTTTATCTTCAGATGTGGTTTATCTGGACGAAGTAAGGCAACATAAAAACTTTGACGCATACTCAGCATTAGCTTATACAATGCAAGCGCGTCCAAATTCTCAAGGATTTTTCATTAGTAACGCAGGAGACCACCAAAGCGTTGTATTAAACAATCTTAGACAACGTGCTTTAGAAAAAATCGAAAAAGATACCCAAGATGATATTAACTTTATGGAATGGTCAGCAGCACCACACAGAAAACTAAACGACATAGAGGGCTGGAAAGAAGCAAACCCTGCACTAGGACGCACCATTGACATTTCAGCAATCAAAGCCAGAATGTCAGACCCCACAGAAGTATTTATGACCGAATGTTTAAGTATGTGGATAACAACAATGAACAGCCCTTGGCCACTTGGGTCTTTCAATGCTTGTATGCAACCAAACTTACAACTTAAACCAGATAGACCAACTTGGTTAGGTTTAGAAATATCACCAGAACGAACAAGCTGGGCTTTAACAGGAACACAAGTACTAGACGACGGTTCAATAGCTGTAGGTCTTATGGAATCAGTTGAATCAGAATACGCAATAGATGATTTAATAATTGCTGGACGTGTATCCGAATGGGCTAAACATTACAACGCAGAAGCAATCGTTGCTAACAGGTTTAGTGGTGACTCAGTTGTTGCCAAGCTAAGACAAGCAGGCATAAACGCAGAAGTCATTAAAGGAAGTGATTACTACCAAGCGTGCGATTCAACATTATCGGCTATGAGTGGTGGTCGTTTAGCACACAGTAATCAACCTGATCTAACAGCTAGTGTTAATTCTTGTATTAAAAAAGCAAATGAGTCGGGGGCTTGGTATATTATGCGCCGACAACAATCAACAGCTGCTATTTCAATGGTCTTAGCGATATTTAAGGCTGAACAGTACGGCATACGTGGGTCAAACCAAGACATTGTAGTTGCATAGGTGCTTGACTATTATAACGATTTGGTAAAGAATTAGAAGTTATGGGCTTCTTCCAAAATCTTCTTGGTGTTACACCAGACAACAGCGCAAACAAAATAGACGCAGCTGTTGCACCATACAATTATCAACAATACGCCCAACCATTTGACTATTTTGGTTTATCAGCAGTTACACGCGCCCAAGCTATGCAAGTACCAGCTGTTGCAAGAGCTAGAAATATAATTTGTGCAACTATCGGATCATTACCTCTAGAAGTTAGACGCGAATCAAACAACAGTAAAGTTCCGACCCCACCATTTATTAGACAACCAGACCCACGTATGACAGGACAATCTGTATATACATTTCTGGCAGAAGATTTGTTATTTACAGGTCAAGGATATTTAAGAATACTTGAACTTGGCACAGACGGACGACCTTTATCTGCTGAATGGATTTCAGTAAGTCGTATTACAAGAACTTTAGATTCATTAGGTCACAACGTACGTTATTACAGCGTAGACGGCAATCGTGTACCTGATACTGGTCTTGGTTCTTTAATTCCGTTTACAGGCTATGACGAAGGACTACTTGTAAGAGCAGGAACAACAATACTTACGGCACTAGCTTTAGAAAAGGCAGTTAAAAGATTTGCAGACGAACCAACACCTAACGTTGTGTTGAAATCAAACTTGCCTATGCCTGCCGAAAGAGTTACAGCCCTATTAAATTCTTGGAAAGAAGCACGACAAACACGTGGCACAGCTTTTGTTAATGACACAATAGATTTTCAGAGCATAGGATTTAGCCCAGAACAATTAACGCTAAATCAAGCACGTCAATATATGGCTTCCGAAATTGCTAGGGCTTGTAATCTGCCTGAATACTATGTAGGTGGTAATGCAGGTGGCTCAATGACTTACTCAAACGTTACAGCTGAACGCAGAAGTCTTATTGACTTATCTTTACGTCCTTTAATGACTTGTGTAACACAAAGATTAAGCGACAACGACATAACCCCACGTGGATCTATAGTAAAATACAATCTTGAAGAATTTTACAGCCCAAGCGCACAAGAACGCGCAGACATATACACAAAACTTATTCCTTTAGGTGTAATGACAGTAGAGGAAGCAAGAGAAAGGGAAGATTTGATAAATGAATAACTTTATTAAATTCTCAACCGACATTATCGCAGCTAATTCATCAAAACGTGAATTAACAGGCGTTATTGTCCCTTTTGGTCAAGTAGGACATACCAATATGGGCGACGTTGTATTTCAACAAGGCTCATTAAAGATCGGTGAGGGTATAAAACTTTTTACCGAACACGATATGACAAGACCAATAGGCAAATTATCAAGATATGAAGAAGACGACAAAGGAATTGTCGGAACATTCAAGATAGCACGAACCAATGCAGGTGATGACGCATTAGCCGAAGCACAAGAGGGTTTACGAACTGGCTTTAGCGTAGGCGCAATGATTGACGACTACGTCACCAAAGGCGAACAAGTAATTGTTAATGAAGCAACCTTAAAAGAAGTTTCACACGTCACATTTCCAGCATTTGGCGAATACGCACAAATAACCGAAGTAGCTGCAAGCGCAGACGCTTCACAACCAACAACAGAAAGCGAGGAAACTATCGTGTCAAACGAAGTTACCCCAGAAGTAATAGAGGAAGTTGCAGCAGAAGTTGCAGCCCCAGCTGTTGAAGCACAGGAACGTAATTCACGTCCTGCAATTTTCACAGCACCACGAAGCCCAATTGTTTCTAAAGGTTCATACTTAGAACACAACATTCGTGCAGCACTTGGAAACGAAGACAGCCGTCAATACGTTATGGCAGCTGACACAACTGGCAACAACGCAGCCTTTATTCCAACCCCACAATCAACCGAAGTAATTAACGGAATATCAAACGCTGATAGAGGATTTATTGACGCAATTTCACGCGCAACACTTCCAGCTTCAGGTATGTCTTTTGAGATTCCTAAAATTACAACAGCACCAACAGTTGCAGAAGCAGCAGAAGCAGCAGCATTATCTGAAACAGATACAGCTTCTTCTTTTGTATCAGTTGCAGTTAAAAAATTTGGTGGACAACAAACATTGTCAGTTGAATTACTAGATCGTTCATCACCAGTATTCTTTGATGAATTAGTTCGTCAAATGGAATTTGCATACGCTAAAGCAACAGACGCATACGTAATGGGCGAAGTTGCAAACGCAGGTACACTAAACGCAACAGCAACAACCGAAGACAAAACAGGTCTTCTTGAATACGTTGCCTCAGCAGCTGCAGCTGTTTATTCAGCTTCACTTGGTTTTGCTCGTAACGTTGTAGTTAGCCCTCAACAATGGGGTAAAATTATGGGTTACAACGAAGCAGGCAGACCAATCTACACAGCTTCACAACCAAGCAACGCTGGTGGCGCAGTAAGCCCACAAAGTTTACGTGGTCAAATTGCTGGACTTGATATGTATGTATCACGTTCAATGACTGGAACTGGTGGAACTGGTTTAGGCGACTATTCAATGGTTGTATTAAACCCAGATTCATACACTTGGTACGAATCACCAAGATTGTCACTACGCACAGCAGTAATCAATACTGGCCAAATCGATGTAAATTACTACGGATTTGGTGCCCTTGCTACAAAAATTGCAGCTGGCGCAAACTGGTTTAACAAGTCCTGATAAACCACTAAATCGTGAGGCTAGTCTCGCCCCTGTGGCTAGCCTCACCCTAAACGAGAGGAAATAAAATGCCAGTATTAGTAACAGCAACACAATTAAGAGCTGTACTTGGCGTTCCAAATACTCTTTACGACGACACAGCACTAAACGCAATAATTAACACAGCTGAAGACGCTATTGGTGATTTTCTTATTCAATGGAAAGTTGGAATAGACAAACACTATTCAGCAACAGCAACCGAAACAACAATTCACACAACAAGACCACACAAATTTTATGACGGACAAACAGTAGCCTTATCAGGTGTTGAAGCACACGTAAACGGCAACAAAACAATTTCAGAAATAGTAGATCCATACACTTTTAGAATCACAACAACAGGCGCACCAATTCACAAAGATTATTACAACGTTATACCTAATGGTATTGCAGCTGAAAATGATTTATCACAATATGACGGCGTAGCAGCTGTTGAAGAAGCTGTGCTACAAATCGCTGTAGACGTATTCCAATCAAGACTAGCTGCAGGTGGCACACAGCAAGCCCTTGATTACACGCCCGCCCCCTACAGAATGGGCAGAACCCTTTTGTACAAAGTTACAGGTTTAATTAGTAAATATATTGACTCTAATAGTCAAGTAGGTTAATTATGCCGTTAAGCACTTTGCGCGCAGACCTTAAAACAGCAATCACATCAAACAGCAACTACAGCTGTTACGATCACGTCCCAGATATTATTATCCCACCAGCCTGTTTAATTTTAGCTAGTGACCCATACCTTGAACCAATGGTTATAGGCAATAGCAAAAACTATTACGTAAGACTAACATTAGAAGTTGTTAGTACAACGTATTCTAACCCAAGCGCGCTAAAAAACTTGGAAGACGATATAGAAACAATCCTTGGACTATTACCGACAACTTGGATAATCTTGTCTGTAAGTAGCCCAAGAATCAGAAGCACTAATAGTACTGATCTATTAACTGCTGAAATACAACTACAAACAGCCTACACAGGCTAAGAAAGGTACGAAATGGCAACAACTATTTTAAGTGGTCGTAGTTTAACTTTAACTATTGCTACTAAAAACTATAGTGAACAAATTTTAGATTCTGCTATCAACTTTGATACCGAACGTTTAACATTTGACACTCTTGCAGGCAAAGCCTACAAATACATTGACTCAAACGTCACTCTTGATATCAACTTCTTGAACGACGCAGGTAAAAGCCCAGACAGCTTATACAAAGCACTTTGGGACGCAACCGAGTCAGCACCAGACACAGCTCTGGCTTTTGTTTTGACACTAACAACAGGTGTAACTTTAACTGGTACAGTATTACCACAATACCCACCAATTACTGCTTCAGGTGCAGACGCACAAACTTGTTCAGTATCACTACAAGTTGTCGGTATTCCAAGCGAAGATCTAACAGCGTAACAACAACAAACAGAACAGGGGCACACAAATGCTTAAACTGAAATTATTATGGGAATTAGAAACAGGTGAAAAGTTTGATGAATGGACTAGACCAATTGAACTATCACTTGCAGAAAAAGAACTATATAATGGCAAGTCAATTGTTAGAATACTTATTGAAGAAAGCACACCAAGCAATACGCTTCTTCTTTTCTTGGCTCACAAAATGCAACAACGCATTACCAAAAAAGTTGAAAACTTTGACATTTGGAAAAGTAAAGTCACCGATATTACAGCTTCTGATTTTGAGACAGCAAATTTTACCAAGCCCGAAGTATCGGGCGAACAGCAGTAGAACTAGCAATAGCAACTGGGATAACACCCGACTATTGGCTCAATGCAGAACCCGAAATATGGGCTACAGCTATAGACGTATTGAACGAGCGCAATAATGGCTAAAGCAATTCAATTAGTTAAAGTTGATAAAGACTATCGTGGACTTCTTCGTGCATTTAGTAAAATGGACGACATAGCCAAAAAAGATATGAAACAAATAGCTAGTGCTTTAGCAGAACGTGGTGCTAATTATGCTAAAGGTGCAGCTAACAATGCTCCTTACAATGTAAAACAAGCACGAGCCGTTGCTGACTCAATTAAAATATCTAAATCGGATAAAGCACCAAGTTTTAGTATTGGTGGTAATCGAAAAGTTGGCTCTAGTGCTTTTAGTGCTGGTTATGTGATAATGGGTAATGAATTCGGATCAAAGCAATACAAACAGTTCCCAAGACGCTCTGGCAAGGGTGGTAAAGAGGGTTGGTGGTTGTATCGTGCAATGTCAAGATTTCAACCAACAATTGCTCAAGAATGGCTTAAAGGTTATGAACGTATTAGAGACGCTTGGAAAGCAGGTTTATAATGGCTGATATTAGGACACTGAAACTTGCATTACTTGCTGACACAAAACAATTCATAGACGGGCTAGATAAAGCCGATAAAGAAACACGCACATTTTCAGACAAGTTAGGTAGCGCACTTAAAACGGGTGCTCTCGCTTTTGCAGCTCTTGGTGCAGCTGCAGGTGTAGCAGCTATCAAAATTGGTGTTGATTCCGTTAAAGCAGCTATTGAAGATGAAAAAGCCCAACTAGGTTTAGCACAAACGTTAAAAAACGTTACTAAGGCTACAGATTCTCAAATCAAAGCCACAGAAGATTACATTGACAAAACAGCACGAGCTACAGGCATTACAGACGACCAATTACGTCCAAGCCTTGACAGACTTGTTAGATCAACACAAGACGTAACCAAAGCACAAAAATTACAACAACTTGCATTAGATATAGCTGCTGGTACAGGCAAAGACCTTGCCACAGTTACAGAAGCCCTAGGTAAAGCCTATGACGGCAATTTAGGCGCATTAAAACGTATTGGTGTCCCACTCGACGAAAATATAATCAAGACTAAAGACTTTGATAAAGCCGTTATTGCTTTGTCTGAAACTTTTGCTGGACAAGCTGACGTAGCTGCAGATACTTTTGCTGGACGTATGGCAAGATTAAATGTTGCATTTGGGGAAGCAAAAGAAGATTTAGGAAAAGCCATTCTACCTTTGTTAGAACGTTTTGCTAAAATTGCAACAGAAACACTTGCACCAGCATTACAAGGACTTGTAGACGGCTTAACAGGTAAAAAGAAATCAGTAGTACCTGCATTAGGAATGTTTGAGGACAAAACAAATACGGCTGAGGACGCTGGTTATAATTTAGGGCAAGCCTTACGTAATCTTGGATCAGGTCTTGGCACTTTAGTAGGACAATTTGATTCTTCAACAGGTGCAGAGTCAGGTTTTGTAAAATTTATTAACTTATTAACAGCAATGGTTAATGGTTTAGATAGTTTGTTTACAAAGATTGACGCAGCTGTACAAAAGTTTAGAGATTTTAAGCAAGCCTTTGATGAGTCACTTATAGGTCAATTTGCAAGCGCAACAGGTCAATTTGCCCCAGACGCCCCATTATCAGGCAAAGTACAAGGCTTGGTAGGAATTAACACACAAAAACCAACAGTTGTAATTAACAACAACGTCCGAGGTGCAATAGATCCACAAGGCACAGCTAGAACTATTACTAAAGTGCAAAACACAGCACTTAAAACAACAGGTATAAAACCTTTCAACTTCGGTTTTAGATAAACTTATGACAGTTTACACACCAACATATAGGGTCACTATTGCTGGAGTTGTACAAACTTCTGTAATTCTTAGTGGTGGCACAATCACTTATGGTCGTAATGATTTCTTTGAGCCAACGCAACCAAGTTACTGCAATATAGAATTATTAAACCTTGACGGCGCAAGCCCAGTAGTTGAACTACTTGACACAGTACTTATAGAAGTTACTGACTCAACAGGTGCTTATGTCAAATTGTTTACAGGTGAAGTTTCAGGTGTTTACAATAGTTTTAATGGGGCTGGTTTAGGTGGTGAACCTAACACATTACAAATACAAGCAATAGGTGCACTTGGTTTACTTGTTAAACGTACTGCTGGTGCTGTTAGTTACCCAGAAGAATTAGACGGCGCACGAATACAACGAATACTTGAAGAAACGCTATTCGTTGCTTGGGAAGATTTAAGTAACACACTTACTTGGAACGATTTTACTACCGAAACTTGGGCTAATTATGGTGTGCAAGGCATAGACACAATTGACGCTGGACGTTACGAAGTACTAGCTCGAAGCCCTGAAATAGATCAAGCCTCAAACCTAACAGATTTAACCCAACAATCAGGTTTAGGATATTTGTACGACACAGCAGATTTTGAGATTGGTTACGCTGACGCTGAACGCAGAAGTGCTAACTATGCAACTAATCTTATTGAACTTGACGCAGATTTAGTTAATGCTGACATACAAACAAGACTACAAACAGCAGATATTACTAACAGCGTAATTATTCAATATGACGACCCAATAGCCGAGGAAGCAGCTGAAAACGATACGTCAATAAATAATTATGGTTTATTGCAAGAAATCAGAAGCACCATTTTGGCGCAACAATTAGACGCTCAAGAACAAGCTGTGAACTTTGTTAATTATCGTGGCACACCAAGAACGTCGCTAGAAGCAATATCTGTAAACCTTGCTAATGGTGCAATGACCGATACTGTCCGTAATGATCTGCTAGGTGTCACAATGGATACCCTTTTGTATTTGGACAATATCCCAATCGGTTTGATACCTGAGGGTTATTTTGAGGGTTTTGTTGAGGGCTGGACTTGGACACTAGGACGCAAAAACCTAGAATTAACAATGTCTGTTTCTAACTCAATCTATTCAACCCTTGACGTCCAATGGGAAGATTATAACGACGTTATCCAATGGCAAAACCTTGACAATACGACTACGTGGCTTGACGTTATTTAAGAAAAGGATAAACTAGAGACTATGCCGAATACAACGAATTATTCGTTTCCAACGCCTGCCGATACTGATTTAGTAAAAAATGGAGCAGACGCGATACGCGATTTGGGTGATGCTGTTGATACAGCTATGAACACAGCTCTTGGTACTAAAAAGGCTGGAATGGTTTTACTGAATACAACTAGTTTTAGTGCAGTAGCCAGTCAATCCTTAAACAACGTTTTTAGTGCAACATACGAAAATTACAGACTTGTTTTAAGATGTACTTCTTCAACGAACCAAGCAGTCAATTTTAGATTAAGAGCAAGTGGTTCAGATAATTCAACAACCAATTATGATTATCAAGATATTTCAGCAGATAACACTTCACTTTCAGGCTCAAGAAGTACAAGCCAAACTTCTGGGCTATTTGCTATGGCAGGCGCAGGTAGTTCTAGCACTCATTGGAATATTACAACTATTGATATTACTAACCCTTTTGAAGCATTAAAAACAAGTTCTATTGCACATGGAAATTATGCTGCTGGTCCATTACTTAGAATCATTACAAATATACACAACGTGGCTACAAGTTTTGATGGCATAACATTTTTTGTTGGTGGCACAATAACAGGTTCAATTTCAGTTTATGGATATAACAAGTAAGGAATATGAAAATGGCAACCGAAAAAATTTACATACAAATAGATAATGACAAGATTGAATTAACTGGTGCAGATAAAGAAGCGTTTATTGCTGACAGAAAAGCCACAGCAGACGCACAAGCACTACTTGAAACGGAGTATAAGGCTAAGCAAAAGGCAAGAGAAGACGCCATTAAAAAACTTGCAGACGTAGCAGGACTAACAGAAGCAGAACTAAATGCAATCCTTTAACCACAAACAATTTTCTTTAGCTGCAATTGCTTTCTTGGCAGCTTGGCAAGCAACAGACTTTGCCCTTGATTACAGAGCTGTATTAGGTGCTGTCGTAGCTGCTTCAATGGGAGCTATGAACCCTAATGCTAAAAAAACTAAGACTAAGTAAAGCAGCTGAGCAATTACGCTCAGAAATAAATACCAAATACCCTAAACGCGATAAACGTAGTGACGGCTGGTTAGGCGACCTATCACACAGCGCACGTAAGTCAGACCATAACCCAGATAAAAACGGGTGGGTTCGTGCTATAGATATTGACTCAGACCTTGTTAAAGGCTCATCTAAAGAATCTTGGCTATTAGCCGAAAATATCAAGATGATAGCACTCAAGGGCGACAAAAGAATTAGTTACATTATTCACCAGCACCGAATAGCCTCACCACGCCAGAATTGGGCTTGGCGTGTCTACAAAGGGTCTAACCCTCACGTATCACATTTGCATATATCCTTTACTAAGGCAGGCGACCTTAACGGAAAGGCATTTGGAATATGAGCAAACCTAAAGCTAAAAAACAAACAATAGAACTACCTGATGTTATGGCTAGTGAACTTGTACGCATTGTAAATACAGCTCACGAAGACGGCAAACTGATAGTTGGTTTTGTTGCTTGCTTAGAGCTATTTGATGGCAAAAAGAAAACTATAAAGATTGTTGCAAATCAAGATATGCCACAACATTCAGTATTTGGCATTATTAACTTTGCTGCTGAAAAATACCAATTCACTCTTGCACCTGATGAAGATGACGATGAGGACGATTTTTACAATCCAAATTGGTATGAGGGTCAGTAGAATGATAAATGAACTTATTGGAATTATTGGTTTACTTATTACTGTTCTTATTTTGGTTATCAAGGCAACTGTGGAAATTACTAAAATGAAATCTCAGTTATTTCCTAATTCAGGAAGTTCATTAAACGATAAAGTGACACGCCTACAGATTGAGGTAACAAAAATTCGTAGTACTATAGATAGTATTAACACACAGTTAGGTAAGCCTAAACGAAAGAGGTAACGTATTAAGCGTTACGTTGTTATTTCAGATTTGCAATATCCTTACATTAAGAAATCGTATGTTGAAACACTTTTAAATTATGTTGATTATGTCAAACCAGATAAGTTACTTTGTGTTGGTGATGAGCTTGATTGTCAAACCATATCAACTTATGCACGTGGCACAGCCCTAGAATTTGAGGGTTCTTTACAAAAGAATATAATAGGTTTGAAAGGCTTGCTCAAAGAATTCCGTAGTGCTATTGGACGCAGTAAGCCTTTCATTATGCAACGCAGTAACCACACAGCTAGAATTGAACGTTACATATCCAAATTTGCACCAGCATTTTCAGTTATCGACGCAATCAAAATAGAAAATTTACTTGGCTATAACGATAAAGAAATAAACATAACCTACAACAGGTCATTAAAAGAATTTACAAAAGGATGGCTTTTAGCACACGGCGATGAAAATAGACTTTTTAGCCAAGCAGGCGCAACAGCTCTTAATTTAGCGATGAAAACAAATAAATCGGTTATCTGCTCGCACACCCATCGTCAAGGAATTTTAAGACAAACATACGGCTATGGTTCAAATCAAACAACAATAACAGGTGTAGAAGTTGGTCACCTTTGTGATGTCAAAAAAATGAGTTACTTAAAAGAATCTATAGCCAATTGGTCGGCAGGTTTTGGAATCGTATACGAGCAAGATGGGGTAGTTAAACCTGAGCTTGTGTCTTTTAATAAAGACGGCTCATTTATAGCCGAGGGCGAACTCTGGCGTTAAAGCCGTTATCAAATTGTTATAATTCAATGCCGTGTTTTGACACAGGTAAGCCTTAGCCTTTCTTTAACGAAAGGGGCATTTTGCTAGATAAACAGTTTTACCCAATATCACAGCTCTTAGCACACGCTTACCACACTATGGATTATTACCATAGAACTAGGTGCATCTTTGAGAAATGTGATTGCATAAACAAAATGGAACAATTGCAAGAATTTTACGGACTATTTATAGGAGTTAACTAAGTGGATTATCTAAAGAACTACATAGAAGTTAAAGACAGAATACAAATGTTTTACGACAAATTCCCAGAGGGCACTTTGCATTTTCAATACAAAGGTGTACTGGAGTTTAACGGCGAAACATATATTTATGGTGAAGCGTTTGCTTACCCTGAACGCGACAAAATGGCTTATGCAAGTGGCTGGGCTTGGGAACGTGTACCTGCTAGAGGCTTTGCAAAAGGTGCTGAAATGATGACCCTTGAAACAAGTGCTTGGGGTCGTGCTATTGCAGCTCTTGGTATTGCTGTTACAAAAGGTATTGCTTCTAGAGAGGAAGTACAACGTAACGTGAACCCAGAAAACGACCCTTGGCAAACCCCACCAGATACCGATTTAAGCCAAAATAAGGGCAAAATTAGCCCCGAAACCCCTGCGCCTATATCAGGACAAGGACAAGGCTTAGAAATGGGCTATTTTGGGTCTTATAGAGTCGCTACAGAAAAGCAAATAAACTTCTTGCATAGTCTCTGTAAACGTATCTATACTGATTGGGACAAAGAGAAACTACTGAAATATCTGCAATTCCTAAGTAAGGAACAGGAGTTTTCTAAGCTAGAATTCGCACCATACACAATCGTTAAAAACCAATTAGACAATCAACAAC